ATCGCGACTAATACATTTAATAAGAGAAAACATATTATTACCCTCATAGTAAACAGTATTAAATAAGCCGGGATATATCTGATGTTCAATCAGTCCCTCATATAGGGTTAGCACCTTAGCGAGTCGTTTTCACAAAAAATATAGACTGTTGAAACTTTATTTATCACTTTGATATTTGCAATACATGACATATGAATAGTTTCAGCCGCCATTATAGGGAAAGCTCCATTTCCATACTCGTTTACTCACTTCTCCCTGCGGAAAAAAAAATGCAAAAAAATGCAGTATAGCCAGCGTGGTGCTGAAAAAAAAATGCAGTATAGCCAGCGTGGTGCTTTTGCTGAAACCAGGCGCGAGCAACACGGCAATGATGATCGGCGTCAGAATGAGTTCGGAATCGGCATTGGCAAACAAGGCGCGCAGTCGTTAATACCCACCAACAGTTCCGGCAGGACTGCGATAATGTCGTAAGAGAGGCCTTCAGCCAGGCAAAACAGCGCTACGGTGCGCCCCCGGCTTGCTGAGGAAGTGAACCTGGGGCCTGAGGTACAATGTAAAAACGATAGCGTCCAGCCTGCACCGTCAGGGTCTGCGGCGATCTCAGTCCGGAGCAATTTGAAAACCAGAACCTCGCTTAAGGCTGTGTCCACAATACACGGACAGGATCAAAACTGTCAGTGTGGCTGGCTTACAAGAATGAAGTGAAGTTGATTGATATAACAAACACTCCTGATAATGTTAACTGGCCTGTTCCTCCGGGGGAGCGAGCCAGCCATGATTTAAAAAGCACATGAAATCACTTTCACATGAATTAATTTACATTGGAAAGAAAATATAATAGCGCTTATCATTTTTATTTAAGTTAAATATTTTATAAATGGTTTTTATTTACTCACCTGATGGTAATGAATAACGTTTAATATCTATAGTAAAGGATGCTGTAACCGTAAGGATAGTGTGCCAAAATTTAACAGGCAACGTATTATTAAACACGTTAAGAGCGTATTTTTAGCAATGATTTTAATATTACCATCTTCACTATATTCTGCTCTTACAATAGCGGCAGACTCTCAAGATCATAAAAAAGAAGAAACAATTAAGCCAATGCCTCAAAAGTGGTGTAATCTTTGGCCTGCTGGCATACCCTTCCCTGAAGATTGGTTTAAAATGTGTAGAGGTTATTGAGTATAAATTTAATATACTAACCAGTAACCATATCAGTTATGACAGACAGGTCTTCTTCATATTTGCTATAAATAAGGCCTGAGCTTTCCTGACAAATTATAAACTACTGGCTGGTTTCTCCGGCCAGACAGGCTTTAAAGTATCAACACGGTTTACCTGTACCCGGTACTTTCTCCATGCCAGAAGAGAAGCTTTTTCTTTATCGGTTGCTTCGTCCAGATCCACTGCATCCTGTAACGGCGCGATTTTTTCAGACGCTATTTGCAGGAGTCTGTTTTTCGTTCCTTCAGCTTCACGAAGTCTGGCTGTGGCCTCCGCAGCTTCATCATTCACCCAGACCTGAGCCTTACTATCCCATTTTTTGTATCCACCACCTGGTGAAACTGATGTGACGTTTTCAGGTAGCGGACCAAGATCGGAGATATAAACCTGATTGCCGGTTGTTGTGTCGTAAACCGTCTCACCGCGGTGGTCTTCATGCAGATTCCACGTTTGGGTTTCAGAGTCAAATACCGCAATATAACTGGAGGGAATATCAGGAGGGGCTATATCAGTACAATTTGCCGGTAATCCCGTGTGCGGCGGGATATATGCATCACCTGCACCAATAAATTCGTTTGTATCTGAACGAAGATTAAAAATTTTAATTGTCTGCGGGGTATCGCTCATTTTAAAAGTCATTATGCCAGCCTCACTATGTAGTTAAATGCAATATTTTTAACCGTGGTTTCCGCATTACCGTCTGCGTCCACAATAACGACGTGGCCGTGTGGACCGATATACATGGTGTGCTCGTGTCCTCCGATATAAACTGTATGCGCATGGTCGCCAGCGGCCTGTGTCCACGCACCACCTCCAGGCTGAAATGAAGTGTGATTTGAATCCCCCCAGTATGAATTGATATAGCCTCCGAACTGGTGAGTATGGTTGCCCGTTGTATTGGTCGATTTCGTGCCATAATCAAAGGATGAGGTAGTTTTTGTCCCTAAGTCGGTATCCTGCGCCCGCGCGGTGTGCGAGTGCGATTTGTTGCCGTCCATCTCCTGAGAAAGTACAGCTCGCCCACTGGCGGGTTTACCTTTGATTGTCCAGCCTCGCATATCAGGGATAATGCCGGACGGATACGCTATAGCCAGTAACGGGTAAGCAGATTTATCGAAGGACTGCCCCTGCATCAGGGCGTAACCGGCTGGGGTAACATCAGACGGCCATGCTATCGCCGCACCTACTGGATACGAATCCGGTGGCGGATTTAGTGAGGTGTAGAACATCGCCCATTCTGACCACTCAGCGTCGGCGGTATCTCGATGGCTGCGAATATATGCAGGCGCAGGAGCACCATTAACCCCACTCCATCCGATTAATATCTCTCCATCACCGGTTCCGGTCAGACGCAAAATATTCCCGTATTGCGTTGGATAACCGTTATTGTAAACCTCGCCCATTATCAGGCCGCTATCACTGCCTCTTGTCGTACCAGTCAGTGCCGGAAGCGCGCCGCGTGATGCCAGTCTGTTCGCTGCAACAGCCGTACCTGATGCAGGGAGCGCTCCGATATTTTCGATATTTTGTACAAACAGCGGCTTTCGCTCCGATATTTTGTACAAACAGCGGCTTTTCCGGAATATCGCCGCCGTTCTGTGATTTTAGTAATGCATCGGCGGCGTGATTTATGGTTTCCCGTAAACCAACGTATTCGATAAGACCGTCAACGCTTTTTCCTGACAGCGCCGTCAGTGTATCGTCCAGCGGCTGCTTGCCCGCCAGTTTATTCAGTACAGTGGTGGCAAAGCTCGGATCGTTACCCAGCGCGTCCGCCAGTTCCTGCAGGGTGTCCAGTGACTCCGGTACGGAACCAACCAGCGCGGCAATCAGTTTGCGGACAAACTCCGCGTTTGCTGTCTGAAGCCCTTTAGCATCGTCTGGCGGCGTCGGTGTGGTCGGCGTTCCAGTGAATGCCGGGCTGTCCAGCGGCGCTTTGGTCTGCACCTCACCCATAACGGTTTTTACCGCCTTTGGTGTGGCTGCCAGCGCTTCGCTGTCACTGTCCGTGGCACTGCTTAACTTAACGATACCTTTTTTCGTCAGGCTGGCATCTTCCAGGGAAATCACGTCCGCGATGTCTTCTGCCCGTTTTGCGGCATCTTCTGCTCTGGTGGCTGCTGCTCCGGCAGCAGTACTGCTTTGCGCCGCCAGTGATGCGCTGGTATCAGATGCGGCGGCGTGATTGGATGCCTCCGATGCTGATGACGAGGCGGCTGTTGCGCTGGCTGCTGCTGTACTTGCTGACGTTGCTGCGTTTGTCTCAGATATTTTTGCTGCGGCTGCCGATGCGGCTGCTGCCGTTCTGGCTGTGTCAGCCGACGCCGCGCTGGCTGATGCCTCCCCGGCTTTTGTGGTCGCCGTACCTGCGCTGCTCTCCGCAGATGCTGCGGATGAGGCTGCCTGTGTGGCTGATGCTTCTGCCGCTCCGGCTGCATTCACTGCTGCCGTGGCGCTTTCCGCTGCCTGACCTGCTGATGTCTGCGCCTGTTCAGATGCCTGCCCTGCGGCGGTGGCATTCCGCGATGCCTCCGATGCCTGGCGGGCAACTTCTTCCACCATCGCCTCAAAACGCCGCAGCGCCTCCGGGCGGACGTCGTCTTCCGTCATGGCCCCCAGAAAATCATTCAGGGTGCCCGGCTTTGAATCATCGTAAACCGTAATAACTCCGGCATGTGACGGGGGATACCCTTCCACCAGGAGCGTGACAGTGTACTGCCCCTGCTCCACATCCATGCTGTAGCGCCCGGCGTCATCCGGATTTTCCGATGCCACCGTATTCACGACCACCGTCGTACTGGTCCGGCAGGCCTTCAGCTGAATGGTGCAGTTCTGTACCGGCGTTCCCGTGGCATCTTTCAGTACGCCGGAAATAAGTACTGGCATATTACCTCCATAAAAAAGCCCGCCCGCAGGCAGGCTTCAGATTCATTCACATCTCAGCACTGATTAATTCCCTGACAGATACCACTCACTATGCGCAAACTACGGACGATTTCCGTTTTTGCTTTAAATTTCCCGCCACCATTTCTCACCAGGCCGCTCTGCGCCATTGCGACGATCTGGTACAGGCGTTTTTTACCCGCCTGGCGCCGCTGGAAACGCGTATTGGCCAATGATGCGGCTGCCGCCTTTTCCGACG